GTCGTGTCGGACTTGGCGATGATGGCGGCGGTGGCCGCGCCGGTCCAGATCCGGGTCGCGCTCGAGAATGGCGTCGCCGAGGTGTGTTCATAGACCTCGTACTGGGCGTCGTTGGGCAGCCCCGCCGGCGCCGTCCAGAGGAGGTAAATGGCGTTCTGCAGCCCGGTGATGCTGAGTCCGGTCGGCGGCTGCGGCACGTAGCTCGAGGGGCTGGGTGCGGTGATGCTGCCGGGCGCGAGGTAGTCGCTGGTCAGCGGGTCGTTCCAATCGCTCGCCGCCTCCTCGCGGACGACGATCTCCACGAAGCCGGACGGGTCGAAGTTCCAACCCTCGCAGCGGACGGTCTTCGACGACCAGCCGAGCTCGGGGATGGTCACGGTGCCGGTCTCGAAGGGGCGGATGCCGTAGGCGCTCATATTGCAGCGCAGGGTGGCCGACTGGCGCAGGCGGCTGCGGCGGTTGAGCAGGATGGCGTGCCGCTGCGCCTCGTACTCGTCGGTGGTGGCAGCGAAGTCGACGTCGAGCCAGGTCTGCTCGCCGTCGGCGGCGATGTAGGAGTTGTTGACGATGGCGCTGAATTCGATTTTCTGCCAGTTCTTGACCGGGTCGATGAACGTGCCGCGGACGCTGTTGTGGCGCTTGTCATACGGCAGCGCCGTCACGAGCCGGACGCCGCCGTCGACCAGATCGTCGACGCCGAGCGTGAAACTCGGGGTCTGCCACGCGCCGGGAAACATCCGCCACTTGCCGCCCGAGTAGTAGCAGACGCCGGCCATCGCCTGCGCGAGGACTTCGATGTTGTCCTCGAAGCGGTCCGTCGCGTTGAGCACGACATTGCAGGTGTACCGCTTCTGGCTGGCCGACGGGACCGTGACCATCTCGTCGCAGATGTCGGCCGCATCGGCCACGAGGTCGTAGTCGATGCGCGTGGCGTCCTCGCCGAGGCCGAGGCGGGCGTCGAGCAGGTAGTCGGCGAGGCAGAGCGCGGGGTTCGTGGAGTAGGCCCACGTCGTCGAGTCGTCGACGCGGTGCGTGCCGCTGCCGCCGGCACGGGTGCCATCGAGGCGCGGGTCATACACCTTCTTGCCCTGCACGAGGCAGGTGACCTCGGGCTTGCCCTGGCGATAGGTCTCCTCGTTGAATTCGTAGGTGGCGGCGATGTAGGCCACGCCGCGACCACGGTGCGAGGCGGTCCATTGAGAGGGGAAGGCCGTGGCGAGCTTGTAGTCAACGGTCTGCGATTCGGTGCCGACGTAGCGGCGCACCCAAGCCTTGCCGGAGTAGCGCCCGCTCGTGATTTTGCCGTCGTCCGCGCTGCCGGTGATCGACGTGATGGTGCCGACCTGCTCACGATTGAAGTAGACCGCGCCGAGGCTGTTGCACTCGTGGCCGGCGATGACGATGACCTGATGCAGGTAGTCGCTGTTCGAGCCGGACGTCATCGGCGGGATGGCGTTCATGCCGCCGCAGAGCATCTCGCCGTAGATGATGCGCCGGGACTCGACGGTGCCGGAATACTCCACATCCTGCGTCGGCCGCGGCATTTTCGGTTTGCCGATCAGCATCTGCGCGGCCTTGGCCAGCGCGATATTGATGAGCGCGCTCACGGCGACTTTCTTGACCGCAGCCCAGAAGGCAGCCTTGGCGGCAGCGGCAGCGACGGCCTTGGTGCCAAGCGCTGCGATAGCGGTGGGAATTGCAGCCGGCATCAGGGCACCCAGCGCGCGAGGATGGCGGAACGGGGGTAAGCGACGAGGCCGACCGGGCCGCGGACGAGGGCGGTGCTGCCGACCCAGATGCCGGCGGCGGGGCCGTTGTCGGTGTCGATGAGCACGAGATCGCCACGCTGGGCGCGACCGGGGACGGTCGGGCCGTAGATGCGCTCGAGGGCGGGACCGAGGCCGCCGCAGTCGCGGATGTGGCGCAGCGCGCCGAGCTCGTCGGGGTGGCAGGCGGCGACCTGCGTGGTCGTGTCGCCGTCGGTCATGGCGTCCCAGACGCGCGCGGCGAAGGTGCAGCAGTTGGCCGTCGCCCAGTCGAAGGGCACCTCGCGGTGCTGCTCGATGGCGTGCCACATCTTCTCGTGCCAGTCCTCGCGCCGCATCAATCTCTCCGCATCCTGCTGCCCGGATCGCCGGTTCCTGGCGACGTGCCCGGCGCACCACCGCCCGAGAAGCCGATGTCGCGCGAACCCCATCGGTTCACGAAGCCCTCGATGGTGTGCGTGAGGTCGAAGAAGCGGTCGCCGGGATGAATGATCTGCTGGTCGGCGTTCGTGTACCGCGCGATGCGCGGCTCGCGGCGCAGACGGTGCTCGCAGGTCATCGACAACGTCGCCTCGCCCTTCGACAGGGTGATGGTCTGCTGGTTGATGCGACCTTCCCAGATGACCTCGGGCGAGCCGATGAGCGCGCCGGTGTCAGGGCTGAAGAAGCCGAGGTACACCGTCACCGTGCGGTTCTGGTAGTCCTCGGCCAGCGCGGGCGTAATCCAGGTGTTGTCGAGACCGCTGCAGGTGAGGGTGACCTGACGCGCGACGACCTCGATGTTCTCTTCGACGGACTCGATGCCGCCGAAGTCGCCAATCCCAACGAACGTCGTCGCCGCCGCCTCAGTTGTCAGATTGTCGCCGTTTTCGGCGTCGAGCGGCTCGCCGGCCTCGGTGAGCAGAAGCTCGCTGACGACGAGGTTGCCGATGCCGTCGTGCACGCGAACTGTGCCCGAGTCGTAGCCGACCTCGACCATGCAGACCATCGTGATGGACGGCTTTTCAGCCTCCAGCGCGTAGTCGGGCGACACGATCCGTGTCACGCGATGTCCTCGACGAGGTTCAGCTCGATGTCACCGATGAGGCCGGGGCGCACGCCCCAGGAGACGGATTCATCCGACAGCAGGAAGCGTCCCATCGGCGAGCGGAAGATGACCGGGGAGTTATCGGCGGGGCTGGTGCGCAGCTGCGGCTCGAAGATGAGGTAGCCCTGCCCCGACGCATTGCTGTCGAGGTCGGCGACCAGTCGCTTGAGCTCGCCGCCGATCTCGACCCAGTCGCCCGCCTTGGCGAGCGCGTTGGTGGACACCGGCAGGCCGTCGATGTTGAGGGCCGCCCCGGTCTGCGAGGCGCCGTTGACGAGCGCGCAGCGGGCGACGGAGGCCCAGTTGATGAACTGGAAGTCGCCGGCGAGGCGCCCGGCCACGAGGTCGTAGAACGAGACGTGGGAGGTGGTGCCCGAGGCCGTGAAGGTCTCAGCGAGACGCCCGGCGGCCGTGAGGGCGGTGCCGTTGACGAGCGTGGTGCCGCCCTGCGCCGTGCCGGCGGTGGCCTTGAGGTTCACCGCGCCCTTGCCGGCGGCGACGATGGCGCGGATGGCGTAGGGCGCGCTAGTAACGGTCGTCACGCCCGCCTGGTAGGCGTAGCGGTCGGCGGTCACGCCGGTGCGGGTCAGGCGCAGGCCGCGGTTGGAGTCGGCCGACAGCACCATCTCGGCGTTGCTCGAGGTCCAGCCCGTCGTGGCCGCGGTCGCCGCTTGGTTGGTCAGCAGCTCGGGCGCAGAGAATGAGCCGCCCGCGGTGTAGGAGGGGTCGACCAGGTAGAGGCGGTTCGACCGTCCGCGGAGCTGCGCGATGAGACTCAGGAGCCGCGCCCGACGGGTCGTGGATGGCGCGCGGAAGAGGAGCCGACAGGTCCAGCGGTTGCCGGGGCGGGAGTACGTGCGCACGGCGCCGGAGAGGGCCGACGAGAAGACGGCCGTATTGTCGACCGTGCCCCAGGTGACCTCGGAGGCGATCAAATCCGGCGGCAGGACGAAGTCGGTCATCGGCGTATCCCGTAGCGGCGGTCGAGCTCGTCGAAGATCCGGCGGTTGTTGTCCGCGAGGATCGACGGCAAGGCCTGCGTGAGTTCCATTGTCGCACCGCGAGCGTCGATGTTGTATACCGGCGCGACCGTCATGCCGGCACCGAATCTGTCCATCGGCTGCATTATTCCTGTCGTGGCTGGGACGAAGTCTTCGGCCATCTTGTGGTTAGGGAGCACGGTGCCGGCGGTCGACGGAACAAAGAGCTCGGGGCCGCGCTCGCCGACGAG